TTCTTGGTGACTGCACCCATACCACGACAATGCATCATTTCAGTTCTCCTATTAAGGGCGACCGTAGAAACGTCTACGGGCCTGTTGCATCTTACGAGTCATCTCAGCCTGCTCAACTTCTTTCATGGCCTCTCGCTCTTTCTCGGAATACCGAGGAGCGTTCTCGACATCTCTAGCCACATTACGCATAAAAGCCCCCGGCTTGCGGGGATCTTCCATGCTGCTGCCGAAGCGGCGAAGCACAGACTCGTCATACATTGAAATGCCCTTGCCACCATATTTCCTCTGCATGGCACCACGAGCCTCGGACAGCGCAATCGCAACAGCCTGACCACGGCTCTTGACCTTTTGGCCAGAGCTGGACTTTAGCTTACCGCGCTTGAACTCTCCCATGACCTTTTCAATCTTCTTCTTCGCTTTGGGCGACGAAGGAGCCTTCATGACTTCCTGTTTCATGTTACCCCTGTTCATGAGAATTTACTTCTTACGAAATCGAGAGCCGCCTGGAGGCGCTGCTTTACTGCCGCCAGGGCCTGCCCAAAGGACTTTTCTTGCCCAGTAGTTGGCTGAGAAGGGATCGCTGGCGGTGCTACGACCGCCTTTCCCTTTGATGCCCGCGCTGCGCGCAAGGTAGTTTTTCCGCGCTTCCGGCGAGTAGTTGTGGCCATATCCCCTCCGTCCAAACCGAACAAGCTTTACCTTATCGCCCTTCTTGGCTAAAACCACTTTCTTGTGGGTATCACCAGATGGCGCATCCTTGGGCTTGTTAAAACCAGAGAACTTCTCTCCGCGATACTCAACACCGCCAGAGGGAAGCCGCTTTACGCCTTTAATCATAGCTGCGTGTACTGCTTGGTCATGTAAAGGATAATCGTATAACGATCACCAGATGAAGCGCCTATCGTTGTAAAACGAATGTCGCCTGTTTTGCCAGCACCCGAGTTGTTCCAGATCCCACCGAAGTCATCAAACCCATATTCATAAAATTGATTTGGGCCTAACGTGATAGCAACAACATCGGTCGTGGCATCCCAAAGGACATCAACACCCATGCCTTCCGTCGAGGCATAAATTCGAACAATGCTAACTCCGCTACAGACCTTACCGGCAGGAGCGGAAAGAGCCGAAACATCAACCTTCAGCACGGCAGATTCGCCAGTGCCATCACTGATGTTCGTAAACTTCATAATTGCAACGCGATCTTGGTCGATCAGCGTTTGACTAGTGACTGCATCTGCCATGCTTATCTCCGAGGGTTAGCGGGAGGATAGCCTCCCGCATTCCCATTAGTTAGTTGCTTGGTTAGGCGATGGTAACGCCCTTCGACCCCACAACTGCCCAGCCTGCGGACGTATAAATCAGCATGGCACTATCGCCCACGGCAGTAAACGTGATGGTCGAAAAACCAATCTTAGTAGTCGGGGTCAGAACCGCCGAACCACCATCAACCGTGTGAACAATAACCTTAACTTCACCCACAGAGCCATTGGCCAACGTCAGGGCTTGCGAAGCGCCCGTCGTGGTGAGAGAGGTGAACGCGTTAACGACATCCACCGCACCAGCGCCAGAAAGCGACTGGGTGCTAAGAACGACATCCGTTCCAAAAGAAGACTTAACGGTTACGGCACCCGAGGTGCTATTGACAGAAATGCTCTGAAAACCATTTTCTGATCTAACCGGACCATTGAAAGTTGTATTAGCCATTTAATTTTCCTCACATGCGAGATACCCGTATCCGTCTGCATGTCGTCAGCCTGGTCTGTCTGATACGGGAATACATCCAGGTAAAAAAGAAGAGGGGCCTTTCGGCCCCCCTTCACATTGCCACTTAGGCTCCCGGCGAACCGTAGATGCCGAGCGGGTCAGACACGCCGAACGAATAACGTTCGCGGGCCTTGTACCGCACGTTCCCGGTATCGAAGTCGCCATCCATGCTCGTCTCAAGCGGCGCACGAACAAAGTGCTTCATACCATTCGGAACGTCGGTCATCAGGAACCAAGCGTTCGTGTCAGTGAGGTAGTGGTTGACCGCAAAACCTTCCGGTACCACACCCAAAGTACGAATCGCGTTGGTGTCGTTGTCAGCGGTTCCAGGACGGAGTTCCGTCGCAAGGATACGCTGGGCAACGAACATCAGATCCGGCGGAACGATGAGCTTGCGGGGCTGCGCAGCGACGAGAAGCCCACGCTCGTCGGTCCAGTCAGCGATCTGAATCACTGCGGCCTCAAGCGAAGTCTCGTTCAGGTCAGCGCCCGTCGAAGGACGGTTGCTGTTCACACCGCCCGAAACGAGCGGGTGCGAAGTGCTGAACAGGAAAACATCGTCACCAGACTTGTAGACATCGAAGCCCTTGTTAAGGGGATACGCTGCCTTGACCTGCTTGGTGTACGCCATAGCACGAGCGAGTGCCTTGGTGTATCGCGAGGAAAGCGAGTCATAGAGGTTGTCCTCCATGGCTTCTTCCGTGATCGCAAAACCCATCGCAATCGTTTCGTGGTTATAGCGAGCCGTGAAGGCCTCCTGGGCATTGTCGTAAGAGATCGCAGAGCCTTCGTTCTTAACCGGCGCAGCGCCGAATCCCGAAAGCTTCACTTCCTCTTCAAACGAACGCTCAGAGTTCTCCGTCTCGTAGATCTCCGCATGCTCGTCTTCGTACTTCTTGTACTCAAGACCGAACAGGGCGTTGAGACCCGGAAGGAGTTCCTTGAGCAATTGTGCGCGTGAAATAGCCATTGCTAGTTACTCCTATTAAACGCCAGTTGCGGTGGTCAACTGATGGTTGTTGAACTTAACAACAACATCAGTGTACGCATCGCCTACCGCGCTATCGGGGCCATCAACGAAAGCAACGATACGAAGCGGAAGCGTCGAGGTCGTATTAATCGTCGAACCATCCAGTGCGTTCTTGCTGTTACCGATAGCGGTAGAGCCAGCCGTCTGGACAATAGCGGCGTTGTTACCCAGAGCCGTCTGAGCGAGGGTCTCGTCAGACTGAATCTGGAACACTGCCCACGGGTCGTCCACGATGAACGCAAAAGCGTCCGAGGCGACCGTTGAGGCAGGCCAATACTGAGCGAAGGTCAGTTCCTTGGTCGTCGGATTCGTATAACGGCATCCAACGAACACGCCAATCGGCGTCAAGGTAGAGGTACCCGTATCCTTTTCAACCGTGCCATCCGAAACCAACTTGGCAACGTCACCGTAGAAGATGTTCGTTGCATAACCGCTGGCAATCTTATAGCTGTTGAAAGCATTGTTATCGGGACGACCACCAAGAACGCCAACGGGCCGCATCCCATACGGGGTTGCAGTTGCAGACATACTTGATACTCCTGTTAGTTAAAGGCGGTCGTCAAGGACAATCCTTAACTTCCACCACCAAACGTGACTCTCGTCTTGCGTTCCGGCTTCAACATTGGCATGCGTGGATCGTTTTCTCGCATGTAGTTGTTATCGATTGCCTGCACTTGCTGATCCGCCTTCTCGGAATAATGCTGCTGTCTAGCAAACACGTTTTCCGCAGGCATCTTGCAAAGCAAGAGACCGCCTACTTCGATCCCACCACGCTTAGCCCACTCTGAGTTGTGATCGGACATAATCCTCAACTCAGGATGATCTTCGGCACGTACCGGCTCCCAACCCTCACGGAGGCGCATGGAAGCATTCTTGTTGTCCAAGTTTCCAAGTGAAGCGGTACGAATCCACCTGAAAATCCAACCGTCTTGCGGGATCGGATCAGGCAGAACCGAAGGTGGTTTCCAACTTTGAGTCCGGGTTTCGCTAGCCCGAGTTTCAATTTCGCGAGGTTTGCGCTCATTAGCCATTGCCCATCTCCTTCATTAACTGTGAGGCATATTGCTGGGGAGTTAATCCAAGCCGCTTGGCGAGGGCGACTTGAGTGGCCGTCAACTGCACTTTGCGCGGGGCTGACCCAGCCATTCTTTTGGCTGGAGCCACGACGGGTACTCTTCGCGGAGTCGCAGAGCGAGCTGGCTTCGTCTCGACCTCTTCGGTCTCGATGTCTGCCAGATCATCATCCTCCGCGAAGCGGTCAGGAAATACCTGACGCATTCGCTTGTTAATCGCCTCGTAGTATTCATCTGTCGAGGCGTAGTCATTTCCTTTTTCACCGAGCAATCGCTGGTGTACCCCGTATGCAAAACTCGTCATCTCGGGGTCTTTACCGAACCAGGGATTCTCGGATTGCCACCTTGCCGCCTTTTGGTCAGGCTTTGGCGCGGTCGCGGCAGCTTGCTTAAGATAATCCTGCTGCGAAACGGCTGCGGCTTCCGCTTTAGCGGCTTGCATCTGCCTCGCAACCTGATTGGCGTAGGCAGGCGCTGAGGCTTCTGCCAACTGAGCCTGCGTCAATCGCTGTTGCGCCTTGACGATGGCATCCGTATCGCCTGCTTCGTGTGCGCGGCGCAGCTCATTCTCCGCTAGCGTGGCAGCAGCCTTGGCTCTTTCAGTCACCTGCTGCTGGATCACCTTCTGATTCTCAGAAATCAGGTTAGTGAGACGCTTGTTCTCTTCCTGGATTCTCTGAGCGTAGGTGATCGCTTCATCACGCAGACGAGACGCCTCTTCTCGTTGGCGTCGTTCTTCATGGAAGTCGTACTTCAACTTATCAATACGCTTTTTAACTCGCGTACTGTAGTTTTCAACCTCGGACTCGCCATCGGCGTCGTCCTTGACCTTTACCGACTCTGATTTCTTCGGTTTACGGTCTTCTGGTTTACGAGGATCAACGACCTCAATGCTGAAGTCTTCGCTTTCTGCGGGGGCCTCTCCTGATT